AGTTCCTAAAGCTGGACCATTGAGAATTGTACAACCTGCTGAGCCTCCAGGTCCTACGGTAACGACAAGAGGTGTGCCCAAGGGTCTTATGGCTAAGCCTCAAGTTGTTCTAACTACCAGCCAATCACTAGGTAAAAAGGCTGCAGCCATTGCTAATAGGGAACCTGTGCCACAACCTAAACCAGTTGTAGTAACACCTAAACCAGTAGTCAAGCCTAAACCAGTAACTAAACCAGCAGCTAAACCTCGTGTTATTCCAGCTGTTTCTAAACCTACTGCGGCTAGGCCTATCCCCGGTCAACGTATGCCAGCTAGTGTAGAGATTCGTCGTTTAGGTAACGCTACATCTGACGCTTTATTCATTTACCCAGGCATGGGTCTGCCTAGTAACACATTGCCGGGAATCTAAACCCCACCATCGGTACCTAGAAGCCTCTACAAGGGGCCTCTAGGTTCCTTTACGTATATTCTACCATATGACTAAAACAAACGACGTTGTAGGGGCTCTCAAGGCTGACTTCAAATTATTTCTTCAAGCACTGTGGCAACAGCTAGATTTACCCTCACCAACACGTGCTCAATACGCCATTGCTGACTACCTACAACACGGTCCTAAGCGACTACAGATCCAAGCCTTCCGAGGAGTCGGTAAGAGCTGGATTACTGGAGCGTTTGTGTTGTGGACTCTCTTCAATGACCCTGAGAAGAAGATCATGATCATCTCAGCTTCTAAGGAGCGGGCTGACAACATGTCGATCTTCCTACAGAAGTTGATTATTGAGACACCGTGGTTGGTACATCTTAGACCTAAGAGTGATGATAGCCGATGGAGTCGTATTAGCTTTGATGTTAACTGCTCACCTCACCAAGCACCATCAGTTAAGTCAGTGGGTATCACGGGTCAGCTAACTGGTTCTCGTGCAGACCTAATGATTCTTGATGACATTGAAGTTCCTGGTAACAGTATGACTGAGATGATGCGGGAAAAGCTATTGCAACTTTGTACTGAGGCTGAGTCCATCTTAACACCTAAGAAGGACAGTCGTATTATGTACCTTGGTACACCACAGACTACCTTCACCATCTACCGAAAGTTAGCTGAGCGTAACTATCGTCCTTTTGTATGGCCCTCTAGGTATCCACGTAAGGATAAGCTATCACAGTATGAAGGTCTCTTGTCGCCACAGATTGTGGAAGACATAGAGATGGGAGTAGAGGAGTGGACACCTACAGATCCTGACCGCTTCACCAGTGAGGACCTAGTAGAGCGTGAAGCCGCTATGGGTCGTAGTAACTTCATGCTACAGTTCCAGCTAGACACAACCTTGAGTGATGCTGAGAAGTTCCCACTTAAGTTTAGTGACCTAGTGGTAACATCAGTTAACCCAACACAGGCACCTGATGCTGTGGTGTGGTGTAGTGACCCACGTAACTGCCTCAAGGACCTCCCTACCGTAGGCCTACCAGGTGATTACTTCTACTCACCGATGCAGTTACAAGGTGAGTGGAGTACCTATACTGAAACCATATGCTCGGTTGACCCTAGTGGTAGGGGCACTGATGAAACAGCAGCAACATACATCTCACAAAAGAATGGCTTTCTCTACGTTCACGAAGTACGAGCGTATCGCGACGGTTATAGCGATAACACACTTCTTGACATCCTTCGTGGGTGTAAGCGTTATAACGTTACCAAACTTGTTGTCGAAACAAACTTCGGAGATGGTATCGTCGCAGAACTCTTTAAGAAACACCTGCAACAAACTAAACAAGCAATAGACGTAGAGGAAGTGCGTGCTAATGTCCGTAAAGAAGACCGTATTATTGATACCCTAGAACCCATCCTTAACCAACACCGCCTCATTGTTGATAGAGGTGTGGTAGAGTGGGACTACAACTCCAATAAAGACGCAGCACCCGAAGAAAGACTCCTTTACATGCTCTTCTACCAAATGAGTAGGATGTGTCGGGAGAAGGGAGCAGTTAAACACGACGACAGATTAGACTCATTAGCACAAGGTGTTAAATACTTCATTGATGCTATGGGTATCTCTGCTTATGAAGCTGTTAAGATGCGTAAGCAAGAGGAGTGGAATGATATCCTTGAGACATTCATTGATGACCCTCAAGCTGCTACAAATCACCTCGTGATGGGTATGAATTTAGACCAAAGACGCAAGGCTAGGGGTCAAAAAACAAAACAAGGTGTACCAACGTGGGTCGGTTAAAAATGTTCGGCAGTGAACATTTTTTGTAATCGATTCCAGCAGAACCGAAGCTGAGACCCCACCCGTACAAGGGGAAGTGGAGGGTGGACCACTTCTTCGAAAGGGAGGAAGACATGCCTCTATCGAGACACATCTTCCTCTTTATTAATGTCCCTGGGAATGGACATTCTGTAAGTACTACTAACTACAAAGACACAAACTTCCACTAACTAACTATTACTAAGTTAATACTGTGAATACTGTATAAGTAACCGAGCGAAGCGAGGTTCTTATTACTGTTACTACTGTTATTAACTCTCCAATTACCACCACTAATTAATGACCCACCAAGTATCTCTAGTACACATCACACCTAACGCTGAAGAGCTTATTAGTTACATGGCACGTGTAAGTAATCCAGCTAATCAATCAAACACTGAGACCTCTCAACGACTCATTAGGTATCTAATCGAGCATCAACATTGGTCTCCATTTGAAATGGTTAATATGTGTGTATCTATTGAGACTACCCGTAGTATAGCTGCTCAAATTCTTAGGCATAGAAGCTTTAGTTTCCAGGAATTCAGTCAACGGTATGCTGAGGTAACAGAAGTAGCAGCACCTCCACAGTTCCGTAAACAAGATACTAAGAATCGACAGAATAGTACTGATGATTTAAGTCTAACGTTGAGGTATCAATACACTGAAGAGACAATTAAGCTATACAACCAGTGTTATGACTTGTATCAAAGAATGTTGGAAGATGGGGTAGCTAAGGAATGTGCAAGAGAAGTGTTGCCACTCTCTACACCAACTAGGTTGTATATGAACGGTACCATTAGGTCCTGGATACACTACTGTCAGCTTAGGTGTGGTAATGGCACTCAGCTAGAGCATAGGATCATTGCAGAAGGGGCCTATAAGCTCCTACAGGAGCATCTACCGGGTGTCTGTGCAGCCTTGACTGTTTGACTGTTTAGAGGGGCGTTCTAGGGTGCTCTAGGGGTCCCTTAATTTTTGGCATAAATTTAACAAGCCTTATATCGCCAAGGGGTCTCGTATTTCCCCCCAGTGCCCCCCTCTTGCGATCAAGGACTCTCAGCACGGGTAGTTGTTAATAGGCAACACTGTGTCCAATGTCCTGCGTACCTGTGCCTGATGCAGATACTCTGGACACGGTACTAGGGGCACTGTCATCATCTATAGTCACGCCTTATTGAGAATGAATTGCAATAAGCAATGAGTTACTGAGATACAATGATAAGGTATTGTAATCAATCATTGCTGTATGATAAGTTATGTGTATAGTTAGATATCAAGTGATCTGTCTGCCCCTCCTAACTCAACAGGACAGTGCAGCTATAACGCTCTCAGCCACGCCTAGAAGCCTCTATAAGGCGCCTCTAACCGTTGTTAGGTATACTGACACCAACAGGCCAGTAGAGAGGCATTACAGAACCTTGTGGAGAAAGTATTCACACTCACGCTATTTGTTACTTATCACACAGCACTGTTTCAGTTCGACTCACTCAATATCAATACGGTTCGGATCGATAAGGAACGCTGATAGGGTCAATTAGTGGGCTACACGGATCCACTAGGTTCTTGGGATTGACACATCGGCCTAGGGGCTGGTATGTTAGATGAGTCGGTGGGGGGGAGCGGCAGTCGCCACCACCTCTAGCTCCTTGATAATAGAATAGTTGTGGTTCGTCACAAGACGGAACTAGCGGTGCGAGCGATCCCGCGAGTAGTTATAGGTAGCAACTCTACCTGACTACACGAACCCGTGTTTAACACTTACCGAGTCACAGGTAGTGCTTACTCATAGCACGAATAGATCATGGCACTAACTGTTTACCACTACTACGGAGTTAATTATGACCAACACCATTAACCAAACCTGGAATGACACCACTGTTAACACTTTCTATTGGATGGAGGCCAATTGCAATAGCTACAAGTTTGACAATTACAGCGAGGCTATGTACACCTCTATTGCTTGGATTGAGGATGACAACGAAGCTCACTACTGATCATTAACTAATCACAATCAGCACCACTATTATGTCTATCACCATTGACCGTAAGGTAGCAACTGGTTTTCTTAGTAAGGCTACTACTGGTAATGATCTCTTGAGTGTTCTTGAGATGATCGTTGCTAGCTTTGCTGAACCTGCTGTTAACACTACACCGATGGCGACTCAGCCGTCACCTACTATGGAGGAGATTGAATTCTGATGCTAGCTCTAGCTATCCTAATCGTCGGTACTGTTTACGCTATTAAGGAGATCAATGACAACGTATTCCTTTGATGATCTACGTGCTGCCGTGCAGGACTGCACCGGTTATAGTCTTGTTCAACGCATGGGTGATGACTATGAAGAGTTCGTTCTTATGGACCCATACGGAGACATAGATGGTGACCCGTTCTATGAACTCAGTGATGTAGAAGACTTCATCCGTAACAACGATGATGTTGACCGTTACCTTTATGGGATGACTAAATGATGATTGCTGACGCTAACGCTTACAGCTACACTATTGCACGAATGAATGATGAGGGTAAGTTCATTGCTCTTGATACATTCGATTCATACAGTGAGGCTGAGTTAAACTATGATAAGTATGAGGATATGTATCCCTATGCTTTGATAGAGATCATCAGCAACACTGACTAATTAGTGTGTACTAACGCACACTAGTTCTTTCACAATCACAAAGCTGACTATGTCTACTACCACCACTGTTCCTACCTTTATGCTCAAGGGTTCTTCACTCGTATCACACAATGCTGAATGGATGGAATTGATCAATAGCGGGGAGAAGACTCGCACTGATATGATCATGGACGCAGGTTATGTGTACGACAACGGTAAGGCCATGTACACTAACTACTACACTGAGCTACTCAACGCTAAAGGTGTAATCCCTACCACCAACACTGACACCATGGAGCAAGAGTATGATGACATGAGCACTGATGAGAAGGATCTCTATGATAAGATCACTGACATGCTCGGTGAGAAGTGGACTCATGAGGAGACTGTTGAGTTCATGGAGGAACTTTATGACATCGGTATCTACACTGCTAGTGAGTTCGAGGATGCTTATATGTACACCCACGATAGCTACTCATCATATGCTGAGAAGGAGTTCAGTGAGTACTGGTGTATTGATGTGATGGATGCTCAGATCCCCGAGATTGTCCTTAGTGCCATTGATTGGCAAGATGTGTGGGATCATAACCTGCGTTATGACTTCTGCTACATTGAGACTGCTAACGGTACCTTCTTCTTTCGTAATAACTGATTATGACTGACGAAGAATACATGCAACAGGTCATCAAAGAATACAAACGTATTGATGATGATCCTGATGTAGAGGATGACTTCTTTGATTTCATTAACCTTGAAGAGGAGATGATTAATGATTAACATGTTTCACAATCACGAGACCGCTATTAAAGTTGATGTCTACCCTGATGAGTTCA